GCGCCTTTAATGGCGAATATAGGATCATCGCCATCGTTCAGTAAACCAAATGAGGCAGTAATATCGGCTACTTGGGTTTTTACGCCCCACATTGCTGAGAAATCACCGGTATTATTAGCTACGGTTTCACTTAATGTTTGCAATGAAGCGCCAACACTAGATCCATTAGCATCTTCGATAAGTGCTTGTAAGGTTGTGTTCGCTGTACTTATCGCGGTATCGGTATCGGTTTTAGTGCGATAATCAGTGACAAGTGCTGCGCCAATACTTGAGCCGCTAGGGTTTTCAATAAACGTCTGTAAAGTGGTAATTGCTGTAGCTATAGCAATATCAGTATTAGTTGCCGTTCGATAATTCGTTTGTAAGTCTGCTCCTATCGATGAACCATTAGGGTTTTCTATCGCTGTTCTTAAAGTACTTATCGCTGTAGAAATAGCGGTGTCGGTAGCTGTCTCAGTGCGATAGTTAGTGGATAGTGTTGCCCCAACACTTGAACCGCTTGTGTTTTCTATTGCGGATTTTAATGCCGTTACTGCTGCCGATATAGCTTCATCTGCGGTGGTTTTCGTATAATGATTCGTTGATAGCTCTGCTGAGACACTTGTTCCATTTGGATCTTCAATGGCTGATTTTAATGCGGTTATCGCCTCTGCAATTGCTTCGTCTGCGGTAGCCTTTGTGTAATGATTGTTATATAAGTCAGCTCCAACACTGCTACCGTCTGTCGCTTCTATTGCTGTTTTTAATAGCGTTATCGCTTCACCAATAGCAATATTGGTGTCAGCTGTTGTTCGGTAATTTGTTTGTAAATCTGCGCCAACACTACTGCCGCTAGGATCTTCTATTAGCGTCTTTAAGGCGGTGTTCGCTTCAGATATCGCGCTATCAGCACTCGCTTTAGTGTAAAAGTTTTGGTAAATATCTGCACTAACATTACTTATTGAACTGGTCAGTAACGTGAATTTTTCTGCGGTGGCTGTTATGTTGTCTGCAAACGCCCTGGTAACGTCAACAATATTAGCTTCGCTATCATTAAACTGCGCTTTAAATATTTCTACTGATTCCGATAGCGCTTGAGTTTCATCGGCTAACGCTTTTTGAGACTGAGTGAAGTTAGCGGTAATTATTCTCTGCCTATCAGCTTCAAGGTCATTTCCTAAGGCATTATCTAAAAAGGTATTTAATGAATCATTGAAAGTACTGTCTAATTCAAAAATAGATTGTGCTAAAGACTGCTCACTATTTGCTTTTGTTTCATACGAGTTAAAAAGTGTTGCGCCAATGCTATCGCCATTAGGATCTTCAATAGCGGATTTTAACAAGGTATTAGCTGTCGCTATAGCTTCATCTGTCGTTGCTTTAGTGTAGTAGCCATCATATAAGGTCGCGCCCAAAGATGAGCCATTAACATCTTCAATTGCCGTCTTTAACGCAAGGTTAGATTGCGCTATTGCCTCATCTGTCGTGATTTTTGTGTAATAATCCGTAAATAACGTGGATCCAATACTCGAACCGTTAGGATCTTCAAGGATTGACTGTAGAGTAACTCCGGCTGCAGCTATCGCCTCATCAGTACTTGTTGAAGTGTAGTAGCTATCATTTAGTGTGGCACCAATACTCGAACCACTAGGATCTTCAATCAAAGCCTTAAGCGCTGTATTAGCTAAAGCTATCGCTTCATCTGTCGTTGCTTTAGTGTAATAAGTGCTCGCTATATCACCGGTTAACGATGTGCCATTCTCTTCAATTTCAACCCTGATAGTTTCTGCTGCTGCTGCTATTGCTAAATTTGCCTGAGTGATAGTAAGAAATTCACTATCAATTCTTGCGGAAACATCGTCTATTGAGGATTCAAGCGATACTAGGCTAAGTGTGTTATTTTCCCAATTAAGATCACTAAGCAATGCCGCATCAATTAAATTAAGCGCGAGCGATTCATTATTTAACATTACCGTTTCAGCGGTTTCTTTCGCGTCTTGCACTTCCTGTTTAGTGATTTCTACAATGCCATCTTCATCAAACACTGCTGATTTAATAGAAGGAACATCAATAAGCAGCGGAGGTATATCAACAAGAAACTGATCAACATTCCCTTCTATGTCTGTGATTTTTCCTATCTCACTTGTTAAAAACTCGCCTAAATGACTTGTTTCAATTTGGTTCCCAAGCTTATCTAAAATAGCCTCTGCTGATTCCACCGTTTCTACATACAAACCGCTAGCGCCTTGAGTTGGCCCTTTCATATCGGCTTTATTGACAAATCGAACCCAATAATAATAACCAGTACCCATACTAACGCTATCACTGAAAATATCAGAAACGACAGTTGCTATTTTTATTGCTGCAGAGTAATCATCTGTATCTGATCTAAAAATCTCTGCATAAACGTGGCCTTTATAACTTGGCTTGTCCCACATTAACGCAATAAAAGTAAAGCCACCCGTACCGGATAGATTAACTGGTGCGTGAGGTCGATCAATACCACCTCCTACAATAACCGGCAAACCACCTGTGTTGTTTTGCTTTATTGAGCTGATTAACGATTGCCGCGTTAACTCATCGAGGTTAACTAGATCACGAAACAATAACGCCCTATTTTGCTTGTCTCCACGCTGACCTGTTAAGACTTCGATGTTTTCTGTTAACGCGTCCTGAGTCGGATCTTTTTTGTTATTGCGCGGTACTCCGCTAAAATAAGATTTATTACGCGCCATAAGCTATAGCCTTTATTTCATTCATTGAATTGCTAATGGTGACGGTTTTCACTTCGCCTTCACCATAAAGTTCAAATTCCCACACGTTGCCACGCTCATTACCAAGCCTAAAAGCATATTTCGTTAGTTCCCCAAGCTGAACGTGTTTAATTTCTTGTTTATCACAATAAATACGAATGCCAATGTTTTCTAAATCATCGCCATCAACTAATGCGCATGAGAAATTTTGATCAGAAAAGCGATATTCTTTTGACTTCCATGTAAACGACATTACTTCGCTGCTTGCTTCCCATCGACTTATACTGCCACCTTCGCTTGTGTATAACGCATCATCAAGAAGAGAGTTAAAACCACAATAAGCGGTTGCGTCGAAGTGCCTAAAATCGCCAGTTTCAGGGTCGAATATAAAGCCCTTATCAAGTGCCACTCCATAAAATGCGACGTAACGCCCCTCTTGGAAATACGCCTCAATTGTTGATGGCTGGTAGTTTTGCCATTGCTCACGCGTGATTATTTGTTCTGTTAGTGGAATTGCTTTTTCAGTGGTTAGTTGAACTAATCCATCAGGGCTTGCGTAGATAATCGCCCCGTTAACAACAATTGCAGAGCGCTTACTAACACAAGCTTGATTAGATTCAATGCTCATACCAGACATAGCGCTTGGTGAATTACCAGAGAACACCCACGGAAAACCTTCAGTAAGGACCGCAACAGAGCTGCCAATAGCAACCATAGCAACTATTTTATCTCTCGTAGTCATTTGGTATCCGGAAGGCCACGCATAACTTAAATACGCTTCACTGAAGCAAACAGTGTTGTCAACAAATCCGGCTAAAATTCCATTAGCCATACTGACTAAGCCTGTCATATCTTCAGGCGGCATTTCATAGTCGTAAGTCTCCAGCGCTACGCTAAGTGAACTACCATCTACATCGTCTACAAATTCAGTTTGTGAAATAGGTATTTCAGCAACCAAAAGATAGTCAGCAATACCACCACCGGTCGCAGTTCGATAAATGCGTCGATGAGTGATATTAGATGCGTTAACATTTGGTGGCGATAAAGCTAGCGTAACGAAGGTGCCATCTTCTTCAGGGTAAAGAATTTCAATTTTTGCTGAAGCTTCCCCTGGTGCGCCCTCTTCGCCTTGCTCAGTAACGAAAGTATGCGTGTAATACCGCGTTTCATCATCGTTTGGATCAACTTCTTCGGTTGCGGCCTCTGTAACTACGCCAATAATCTGCGTTTCAGGAGGTTGAACGCCAAGACGATAAGAAGCGGCAGGCATGTTGACTCCGCTAAAAATGGCATTATTAGTAACTTTTGGGTAACCATCCCCCGTAAAATAAACGCGCTCCCACGGATCACTAGCTACAGTGCTGTTAACCGCATCAACTGAAACATTCCATGCAAACCAATACTGGTTAAGGTATTTAAAAATAGTTTTCGCATCAGATAAAACACTCTCACCATTTAGTGACGGTTTTCGCAAAGGCGAAAGATTACCGTGATAAAAATGGCAACCTTTCGCTGCTTGTGCCGCTTCGTTTGGTAGGTGCCTTGGGTCGAGTCTCGGCCTCTCTCCGGAGAAAGCTTTTACAGATATTGAAGTCATAAAGCGCCCAATGTTGAGTTAAACAAATTCAAACACAAGTTGAAAGTCTGTCTTTTCGGTGAGTATAGGATTTCCGAGCGGAAAGTCATCTGTATACATGACGAGCCGCCCTATTAATTTTTTCTTGGGAGGGTTTGGCACAGCTCCAAGCTTAAAAGTAACTTCTCCACCGTTTGCAAACTCCACAAAACCATCAGTAGAGCTATATTCAACCCCGTTGATAACAACCCCCATTTTATTTGTTTCAGCATCTACGAAATCAACGAGCGATCCAAAAAGTGAAACCGCTATTGTTGTCGGTGAATTGCGACCTTTATAAGTAATAATTGTTTTTTTAGTTACCATGATGACTCCATATCGCTTAACAGTAACAACTTAAGCTGCGCTTAGTTCACGAATATTTAAAATCAAAGGCGGAGTTGTGACTGTATCACCATCTTCGTTCGTCACACCTCTATCAACCGCATCATTACAGATGATGACCTCCTCATTGACGCTATCCAAAACAAGGATAACCAAATCATCAGCTACGTCTGCTGTTGCTGTTGGATCTATATTTTTGCCGTTAACAGTTATTTGCAAATCATTCCCATTCGGCAAGAGCGATATATCACCGGACAGTGCTGTATTGGCGATAGCTTTTGTCATTGCTTGCGCGTAAGTGTCAGATTTTAAAACGTCAACCGCTAGAGCTAATGCATTCCCATTAGCTTGTAAATGTTCTGCGCCTTTTTTCTTGAAGTTTAAGCTTGAGAAATTAGCCATGTTATTTATGCCTCTTAGTGTAAGTGTTCGATTGTGTATTGTGGGGTTAGCATTTCTATGCTGTATTGTGGGGTTAGCATTTCTATTGTTATTTGATCAATGTCAATATTTAGCTGGTCTGCCACATTGCGTTCTACAATAGCGATTAGCTCAGATTGAGTTAGCTGCTCTGTGATTACCGCATCGGCAATGATGGTTAACTGAATACTTTGTGTAGTGCTTTGTGTTGATTGCTCGTACTGCTTTTATCTCGAACAACCAATTTTCACTGGCTGTTATATGGCTCATAGTTAAGTGACCAACCCTTGTTTTCGCTCAGAGCGATAAGTGCGCATACAATGGTTTTCGCCATCTCCCAATAAATCAAGAAGATAATCAATAACCACTGACTGATAGTAATAACGCTTGCTTATTAGCATGTGCTGACCTGTCCAACCTGAAATGGTGCGTTTCCATCCTGTACCATGGCATAGATGACAAATCATTACGTCAATAACATACCAGGTACCTAAGCAGTATTTGTTTTTGAAGATGAACGGAAATTGAAGCAAAAAAAACACCCCTAATGGAGTGTTCAATAATAAATAAGCAACTATGCAATAACCGGATAACTGCCGGAGCGTCAAAAGTGTATGTATCATTTAAAAAACTCCCCTCTTGATGCGATAAATTGGATGGCAAGCGCTGTGAATTCACCATAATCAATCAAAGGAATTGGCACGACACCATTTACTGTTTCTGCTTCAAAATTAGTAGGGAAAAGCGCATCACCTACAAGCTCGTAAGCAGACTTGATACTCACGATACCATCAGCGTTTGCTTTGTTAGAGCTAACCATAACACCGTTAATGAGCGTGCCAATACGTTTGTTATATGAGATGAATATTTCACTATTGATTGCTTTAAACTCTTCAACGGTTAGTAGCGTTGGGCGAACGGGCTCAATAGGTAATTCTTGTGGTTCGGCTAGAATATCGTCGCTATTATCATCTTGACCAATAACAGGTAAGTTAGCGTTAAATTCATTCACTCGAGCAAGCTTTGCTAAATATTCAGTGTAACTTTCTAACCATTGCCATTGTCCTAGTTCGATAACACCAGCACAAAAACGATCTACAATCTTAATGTCAGCTGATTGCTCTAACTGAGCTTTTAATGCGGCTAGCTTTTTAGTGACCGGATTTCTAAATATCGGTAACAATTCGCTATCAAGTAACACAGCACCTTCTGCGTTTTTTTGATGAAAATAAGAAAAGTCCATGACTAAACCCCCTCGTCAATAAAGTACGGCAAAGCAGTTGCTTTGATGTTTGAACTGTCAATAACGCCATTATCATCAACATTAAACATCAAGTAAGCTTGGCTATCTTTAACGCCTATCGCTGTTGAGCACTTGACAACGGGTGTTAGTGTTTCTGCTGTATGGCTAATAACATCACTAACAACTTTAGTAATCGATAATTCTTCGCTTGGGTCTGTGCCGGTGGCAACTTCACCTATTAATGAACTAGTTAATACTGCTTCGGTGTTATTGTTAGTTGCGTATACTGACGACCAAGGCGTTGATTTAGTTATGCCAGCGTCATCTCCTGTGAAGTGTGCTTGAGTTTCGTAGTGATATAATCCTACAGAACCCACTGCATCTACTATATCTATAGTATTAGTTGTGGAATCATACATATTAACCGGTGTACCTTGGGGTAGTGTTGACGCTACCCAAGTAACACCGTTATCTATAGTGTATTCTTTGGTTACAGTACTAAGTATCTTTCGAGTAGCGGCGTACTCACGGCGAAAGCCTAGGAATTCGTAGTCAGGAATCCATTGCCCTTCAACACCATTAGGGAACGTAGCTAGAATATTAGCAGGGTCACCTATAATATCTGTCCAAGTTGGGTTAGCTTGTTTATGGGTTTGTATAGTAGTTCTTACTATGTTACCTGATACAACTCTCGTAAAAGAGTCTTCTACGGTTATACTCCCTACAGTTACCGAAACTACCTTATTTGCAAGATAAGTAGTTGCAACACCTTCAGGATAGATAACGTCCCCTACGGAGTATATAGTTTCATCTGGTACTAGAAGGATATTACCGAAGCCACCCGCACCTGTTGTATAAGACCCGATAGTCGTAAAAGGAACACCTTCATAACCACGTACTTCGCCTGCAATAGCCATACGTTTATACTTCTCACGTATTTCTTTACGAGGTAAACGCTTAGAACTCATACGCAAATCTTCAACGTCTGAGGCGTAGATTGCATCATAGAATTTATCGTCTGATCTGCCTAATACTGCTGAACCAATCTGTCCCAATGATAATGGGTCTTGTGTACGTTTAGTGAAGCACTCTGACAGAGAAGTAGCTTTATCCAGTATTAACGCAGATTCCCATGTGTACTTATACGTAGGGCTTGCAGCATCTTTCCAAAAAGCAGCAACACCGTTAGGACTGAACGTAGGGTGATAAGCACCTTGATTTCTTCGCTGAACGATAGCTATGCCAACAGCAATTTTACCGTCCTTTTCCCATTGCCCTTTAACGTCATCACTCAACGTCCACCCAAGCGAGGCCATGCAATTAACAGTATTTTGCCAATGATCATTTTTAGTTAACTCTACGCTTTCTAAAATCCTTTCTGCAACAAAAGAGGCAGTACGTTGGCGCAGTACACCATCATCTGAATAGATATTATTTTTAGCATCCTGTATATAAGCAGTCGATAAGCCAGAATTGGCTGCAACATCTTCTTGAACAAACATGATGATATGACGCTGATTTAGATAAGAGCTTGATAAAGAATTACCACCGGAGACTATAGCTGCAGCTAAGTTTGTGAAATCAGCAGTTGCAAGATCTTTATTTTGCAAACCGTCAGGCGCATCACTTAATACAATATCTGTATCATTATATTCATGCAAAACACCATCGATAATAGTTTTGTTTGCCTTTATTCGATATTTATTCTCCCATCCAACTACTTGCTGAAACTCAAAGGAAGAATCAAAATCTATATTATATGTCCCTGACACTGAAAACCTAGCAAGCTCATTTAACCTAATACGGTCAAATTCTGCCTTAGTCATTGCTTGAACTGAGCCAACTAACGAATCAACTTGAGCAACACGACTTGCATGTTCAGCTTCCATTTGACTAGGTGTTGTAATACTGGTTGATATACCGTGACTATCGGTAACACTTTCAGTCGAATTAGTAGAGTTTAACCAAACACGTAATTCATCAAGAAACAATTGCTTTTGATTGAATTGAACAGCAATTTGGCCTGCTATGCGAGTTAATACCGTACCAGAGGTGCCGCGAATTATTGCGTAATTAACACCGCTATCTGTTGCACCTTCAAAACCACGATCTAAGTCGATACTTAAGTCATCATTGACTGAAACAACTTCGTACCATGTTTTCATATCTAACGTAAATAAATCACCTATAGCAATAGCGATAAGTGCAGACAACCACGATGTACCAACACCTACAACATTCGCATTGCCTTGTATTACATTTACCGTACCTGTGCGATACAGAGCGCCTGAGTTTGCCGTCATAAAGTTATTCCTCTATCTTTTCGCTAGCCATCGCACTATCAGCTTGAACTTTTTCACCCAATTGTGTTTTAAAGGCGCTTTGGTGCATATTGCTCTTGTTAGGGTTTGCCGCATACTCAGCATCTTTCATGTAGCAGCGATACATAATCCATTCGATCATGGCGTTCATGTAAATATCATCGAGAGAGATAACTTGATTGGCGTTGTTTTCAGCCATCGTGATAGCTGGTGGCGCTTTCGAGTAGACCACGTTTATTTCAGTGTTCGCGGCAACACCTGGGTAAAGACGGAATATTTTAGGGTTGCGTTCATCATAAATAAACAACTCAGCTTCGGTTGCGGCATTGCCAGAATACCAAGTCGGGTAATTGTCATCTAAAACAGCTTTATTAAAAGGTCCTTTAATCGCTCGACCAACAGTATTATGAGGGATATCAATTAAGCGCAACGCATCGCTAGGCAAGGTTTGTTTCGTGCCAGCGACACAAGCAAAGTCATCAACATCAACCGTGAACGCATCAGGGCGACGAATAACAATAGCCCGTTGAGAGTCGTTTAAATAATCAAGCAATTCTTCTTTAGGCCAGCGAGTAAAGCTAGTGTCATTTAATAACGTGTTAACGCGAAGCAATATTTCATTTGAGGTAATAAGTGACATTAGAAAAAAGTCCTACTTGATGTTTCTTGGAATTGAATTTCATCATTAGCCGCAACGCGTAATTTAAACGCTTCACGATGGCCTTTAACAAAATCACGCTGATAAAAGTCAGATAAACCGGCATTGGTCCATGACTGTTCGGGTATTTACCGAGGGCTTCTAATTCAGCGGCCAATAATGGGCCAGCGCAAGCGATTGGTGTCGCTCGCTTCAATAGAGTCATCCATCGGAAGCGTTGGCACTATAGAATACGTGACTTGAACTTCATCGTAGCCCTGAGCAATAACAACATTGTTGCTTGAGTCAACTTTATAACCATTGCCTTTGACAAGCTCTCTGCCGCCTTTAGTCTCAATAACTACATTGATTGAGCCTATGTAATGATCGTACTCAGGAGATAACGAAATAATTCCGTCAGCCTCTCGAGCGACTGTCTCAGTCTCTTGTACATAACCCGATTCAAGACAGAAATTGCGATAAGCTTTTTTTAGTTGATCAATTGCTTGCTGCTCTAACATGCCGCTGCATTTTTCACGCAGCAACGGAAGTAAGTCACGTAATTGCGCCATTTAAGTTACTCCTGACCTTCTAGCTCAGGTGTGCCGTTTAACTTGCGTAATTCGTCGCGTATTGCTTCACGGTAAGCAGCAACAGGCTTAGGTTTGACGGTAATAATTAAACTGGCCGCCTCAACCAAAGTAACGAGTTGGTTTCCTGAATATTTACCAATATCAAGCGTTTCACCATCAACAATCACCAGCATACTGTTATCAAGCGCCTTTTCTTGTGCTGCTTTTTGCTCTGTTGCTAATTTTTCAGCAACCGCTTGTGCTTTTTTTTCTTGTTCTTTTACAATAT